GCCCCATACGTCAATTTGGATATGCGTCATTCCGCACCCCCGGCCAGATAGGCGCGGGCGCCAGCAACGAACCACGGCCCCGGCGTTGCAGCGGCCAGCAGCGCGGCCAGCCCTGCGATTTGTTCGTTCGTCATGATGGCTGCTCCACATAAGACGGATTGACGTTGCCGCCCATGCGCCAGTTGGCGTGGCGGGTGAGCGTGAAAGCCATCAGGCCAGCTTGAATTGGCGCAATGTCAGACGGAAAATCGCGCCCTTGATCTGCCGCCTGTTTGGCGTGAATGCGAAATGCTGCAAAATGTAATGGCGTCAAAGTCGCGATAAGGTGTTCAACCTCATGAGCGAATTTCTCAGCAGCATAGCACATAGGGTCATTTCCTGGGCGTTCTGTGGCCCAGAGGAACGCATCCTTGCCGATCTGGCTTTTCAAGCCATCCATCACATTAACGTAAAGAGTTGGCATGTTGTTCGCGGTCATCACTGCACCCCATCAATCAGCTTGAGAAGCTTGACGGCATCATCCTGGAACGCCTCGAACTCGCCCACAGGCATAAGGTCGTCCACATCGTCTTGCGGGTCGCGCCTGCGTCCGTCGAACACGGTCGGCTTGTGGTTGACCAGTTCTGACAGAAGGTCGTAGGCTTCCATCAGGCGTTCCAGCAGTTCAACGGTGCGCTGTCCGTGCGCCTCGTGACCAGCAATAACTTACGGCTACTCTGCCCCACTCACCCCAGCTGTTAATTGTACTGCAAGGAAAGCTATCTTTTCTAGCACCGCTTGTTTCTCTATCACCAGACGGGAATCCTCGCCATACTTGAGGATAAGTTCGTTAAGCTCTATCTGTCCATTAAGCTCTAAGATAGCCTGATCTGCAATACGCTTTTGTGCATCAGCTCTTTGGCCTTTATAGCGAACAAGTTCTTTTTCAGCCTCTACAAGAGCCAGAGCAGCCGTTTTTTCTTGGCCAGACACATAACTTTGCACCAAGAAATCGGTAGCCAAACCTGGAGCTACTGTTCTGGATTGTTGGTAAGCAGCAGCTACATTCTTGGCATCTTCATAGGCTTTTGTTAACTCTTGCAGGCGATCTTTAGTCCCTACCAGATTCTCATCAAAAGACGAATCTAAGGCTTTTGCTCTTTCAATACCAAGTTGTTTAGTTGCCTCAGTCAACCTTTGGAATACGTCAACTGTTTCCTCAGTCTTATCTTTAGTCCTAGTCATATAGGCAAGAATACCAGTAATGATAGGGATGGCAATACCAAGACCAGCAAAGACAGTGATCATTTTTGTTGTTTGAGCTAACTGCGAACCAAGACCCGCAAGTTGTGTCATCTGCTGACCAAAAGCAACAAAAAAGTTAGTGCCAGACTGAACCTGTACTGCTAAGTCACCAAACTGGTAACCAAGTTGCTGGGTCACTAGTCCAAATTGATTAGTATAGCCTCTGGCCTGATTAACGTGCCTTCCGTAGTTTTGGACTGCCACAGAACTATCATTCATGCGTTGTTGTAGACTTGCTATCGCAGCATCTGTTTGTTGCACACCTTTTGCATATTGCTCAAGGGTTATCTTTTTCTTTGCAAGAGCTTTGTCTAAGAGAGCATAATTCTTCTCTAGTCTTTCAGCAGATTTGATAGAGTTTACAACCGCGCCATTTAAGGTATTAAGACCTTTATAGGCAGCATCAGCATTGCTTTTTACGTTAATACCAATTTCAACTAAGTCATCAGCCATTAGCCACCCCCATATAGACTCCATCTAACCTAATAATTGCTTCTATCTCCCAAGCATCTATCGGTGTTTCAGTCAGTTCTTTCCACGCTTTTATCTGTTCAAAGGTAATTGGGTTAGGCCCAGAAAACCCTGTACTTCTTCTGTTACTCAACGTCAAAAAGGCAGACCAGACGTGACTTAAGATCATTGGGAAATCTGTCGGGGGTTCCAATGCTTCAAGTCTACGTCCAATCTGCCTTTCTACTTGTTCAAGATGCTCTCGTTCTGTAATGCCATCCTTGTCAGGCTTGTTGAGCTTAAACTGATGTTCAGCCCACTCGCACAACTGACAAGTTAGGCTTTCATAAAACCCAGAATTTCTTCCGATGCTTGTTCAATTTGAGCCTTAATCCAGAATACTTTTTCGTAAACCTCACGAGCTTTCTCTAGGGACAACTTAGGCTTCTCACCACTAAAGGTAATGTTCCATTCTTTTGTTGTCTTAGCCAAGCTATCAAGGGAGATTTCCTCAATTTCTTCTGCTGTAATATCTTTAGCCCCTTTGCCTTGCATCTTCTTAAGACGCTTATTAGTCATCTCATGCAGAACTTTCTTGTATTCTTTAGAGTGAGGGGCAAACAGGGTAATCGTCATGTCACTCTTGTCTTCATTCTTAAGCACTTCATCAGTAGCAGGGTGCTTAAGCGTAACAACAATAACATCAGATTTAGGGGTCAGGTTAATAAGATCGGTCATAGTCGGGTATTTCCTTGTTTCGTTTAGATTGATTTATGTCTGCTGGCAAAACTTGTAAGTTCCAAGGGACATGGAGACCACATATGTTTTTGCCTTTGAGAGGTACGATGTGGTCAACATGATAAATTTGACCTGAGGTAATTTGACAATCTCTGGCAAGACTGTAGATAGACTCAATTTCTTGCCAATGTGATTTTGTTAGCCAAGGTGGGGTAGCTTGTTTAACCCTTGTTTTTCTTGCTGTTCGGTAGTCTTTGAAAACTAACTTGTTGTCCTTATAATACAAGAGGCTTTTTAACCTCAGGTCTTCTCTGTTTTTTACCCTGTAGTCTGCCTTCTTAGACAATAAGTTCTCTTGGTTTTCTTTGTAGTAGTCACTACTAGCAGTAACCAACTTAAGCCTATTCTTCTCTCTATAGTGTTTGTAGTAGATGGACTGACAAGATTTACACTTTGGTTGAAGTCTGTTGTGCTTTTTAGAGAAGTGGGTCATGGGCTTATCTTGTCCACAACACCCACAATTCTTAAGCAAGTCCATCGGGTTATCCTTTTAGGTAATGTCGGGGGTTTGTTTGTCGGGTTAATAATTAGTGCGAGGAAGCATAAGACCCGACACCTATGCTTCCTCTACCCTAGCTAGGGATTCTTATTTAATCTGCGGTACGAGTGATAACCAAGTTAGAGGCTTCAGTTGCATCATACAAAGCCACGAAGGACATATTGATGATACGGCTGGTTGGGCCATCTACTGGAACATCTGCACTGTTGATTTTAATGCGTGGGAATAGGAAGGTAAGGGCATTAGTTCCAGTTGGATCATTTACCGATACTTCAAGTTCTGTTTCAGTCTCATTCAAGAAGCGGTTAATCAGAGAGGCATCTTCAAAATAAGCCGTAATAGTACCTTCAATCTCTGCACGACCATACTCAAGCGAGGGAGCAGCACTATCACCAATCACGAAGGTAGGGGCAAAAGAGTTGTTCAAGGTAAAGTCAAGGCCAGTTACAATAGCTACAGCAGCGCTTGAGCCTACGTTACCGATAGAAATGTCACCTGAGTAAGAATCATAGGGCGCTCTTACGAAAGGGCCATCTTGAGTCTTCTGAGTCGCACTGATGGTCATATCCTTGCCTACCATACCGAAGGTCGTAGTGACCATCTGGTTAGGGGCTAGAGAGATTGCCATAGTCGATACTGTCAGACCAGTAAACAGACGAGCTTGGTCAATGTCAGCAGCATAGTCTTCAATAGAGAAGAACTGAGGGCTAGTACCTACCTTGAGTACATCACTAGCCCAACGACCAAGCAGAGCCGACTCTAGAAACTCTCCATATACAGTGTCACGCAAGTCAACAACAATGTCCCCAGATACTTGGCGGTTGCCATGACGATCAGTACGAGGCATACGATCAGCCTGAATGTCATTGCCAACGACACGATCTTTGGTCAAGTTCAGTGAGTGAGTGCTAAAGGGAAGGTTTTTAAAGTTACCAGCGGGCGTAGTACCAAATGTTACTTCTTTAATAAACGATAGGCTGGAACGAGAGCCTTGTGAAAAGGGCATTTTAGTGTCTCCTGTGGGGAATTATTTATACAGATACCAGCCGATGTTTACAGCGACATAATACCAAGGATTGTCAATGAAGCCGTTATCTCTTTCTGCGTAGTCAACAGAAACTATGATTGTCTCAGAGGCAGCATTAGTGAAAGAAATGTCAGTTGTAGCATCGAAGGCTTCAATCACCTTGTCGGCTAGATCGTCAGCAGTAGCAGGGCCATTACCCTCTGGTGTGTAGCAGAAGACTGTAAAGACCCCTTCATACCTCTGCTGGGGGTTAGTGCCTCTTACAGCGGGTCTACGGGAGGTAGGGATAAACTTGGCCTTAACGAATGAAGTGCCTGTAGTGGGGCTAAAAGCTACGTTCTCATAAGCAATAGCGGGGATACCTGAAACAGCAGCTAGTCTAACCTCTAGTGCAGCCCTGATGTCATCATAAACACTAGCCATTATCTAAACTTGCTCCTGATCTTACGGAAGACGTGGTAACCATCTCTTTTACCCTCTTTTGTGGGCCATCCGTCTTCTACTTGTCTGGCATGGGGCGCTCTGTTACGGAGGGTGAATTTGAGCTTGCCAGCTTCTAGTAACTGCTTGATGTTTATGCCACTAATGTCTGATAAGAGGTTGTTGTAACCTTCTTCTTTCTTTGCAGCTTGGTCTTGCTTAGTAGGCTTATTCCTAGAGGTTCTTTTTCGTCCACCACTAAATCCAGCAGCACCTATAGAGAAAGACGTCACATAAGCCCCAGTATCAACACCACCACCAAGGCCACCCTCTTGTAGTGCTGTGTGAGTTGCGTAGTAGGAGATTTCCTCTAGCCTTTTCTCTATTTCTTCTGCTGCCATACTTTGAAGTTTAGTTGTGTATGAACTAAATGTTGATTTTATTTTAGCAGGGTCTGTTGACATTACTCAGAAACCTCACAGATATAGCAAACAGCAACTCCAGAACTAAACACAGTAGTGACTTTAACGATAGTAACATTATCACCTTGACCAACAATCAAGTCTTCATCATCAGGGGCAACAGCAAGTCCAAGGGCAGGTACAATGCACCTACGAGTACCCCTACGAAGTTCATCATCAGTCGGTAGACCAACAGAGAAATTAAAGAAGTAACCACTGAAGGTATAGTCTGTTGTTGCAGACCCTGTTATAGTACCAGTAGAGGGGCTGTAAGTTCCAGCAGTAGTCTTCTTTCTAAGGGTGAGTTCTTTACCGAAGTCTTTAACCAACCTAAGAAGGTCGTAGGAACGAAAGGACATAACCTACTCCTTATTCATACTCAGGGGTGTCATAACTTGGTGGGTTCTTGAAACGATCCCTACGGAAGCTACCTTCAATCCTATTTGTGTTGGCTCTCACAGCTTCCACTCCAGACTTTGTAATACCACCAGCCAGAACACCGATTGCAGCACCATCAGTCTTACCTCTGTAGTCAAGTTGGTCTGCGAGGCTTTGGTAATGTTTGGCAAGGTCAGAGTAGTTAGCACTTAGAGCGCCATCTAGCTTGGTTGTGACCAGACGGGCATACTTAGAAGCAATAGCTTTTGCAATCCAACCAGCAGCGAGGTAGGTATTGTCATCATTCAAGCCTAAGCTAAATGTGATTTCTTCATTCTGTACTTGTTGGTCTGTGGTATCGGTATCACCAACAAGGAGACGAACAGTATTAAGTCGGCCAGAGGAAGTAGTGGTATTCAGATCAGCGGCACTATACGACCAAGCCATAAATTCGTCTCCAAGTTAGTTACTTATTCACCGAGAAGGTTATCTCGAATGCGGTAAAAATCTTCTGAAATCCAAGGGTTAGATAGCAAGAACCTACGAATAAGACCCCGTTGTTTATCGTCAAGTGTGGACTTTTTACAACGCTTACGTTCAAACTCAGTAGTGCTAGAGGTTCTGGATTTTACTTCAGAGTTAAGTAGGTTTACTAGGCTTGCTAGTTTTTGACCATCCATCTCAGAGAGACGATCACCTACTTTGTTCTGGACTTCTAATTCTCTGTTGTGGTAGATGTAACCAGAGGCGTATAGGATAGCCACCTTTTCTTCTGTTACATTGTGCATACCAACCCAGTTAAAGTGGTCGCCACGCTTTAGGCTCTTGCCATCAGCTACGAAGGGAACTTTAACGAATACGGGCCAATCAATTTGGAAACCTAGATAGCTAGGGTGCATTTGGACAAATCCTTGTGAGATTACTATTATGTTCTTTTATAATTGGGTTATACCCAAGGCTTTTACACCTTGGGTAAACCATTGTTTTAGGTGAGATTAAGCAACGATAGTAGCGAAGAACACACCCAGATCAGCGCCCACAACTTTCATGTCGTAAGCCATCTTAACTTGGATCATCTCAGCAATCTGCTGACGCTTCAGTGCATCGTCCGAGAACGATTCAACAGTAACACCCAAGTTGCTTACGCCCGAAATGTTGTTCCAAGCGAAGGTCAGACCAGCAGCAGGGGTCATCAGACCAGCCGAGCTAGGGGTGTAGGTCAACAGTGCCGACTTACCACCGATGAAAGCATTCGATTCCGAAAGGCCTTCAGCGCCAGAGTTCTTAACTGCTTCCATGACGTAGAAGTTCTCTACTTCAAAGATTTCAGCCAGCTTAGCGTCAGTGATCAGAGCAGTGTTCGATACAGTAGCGCCACCATTTAGACGGGCAAGAACCGAAGGGTGGTTGATCAGGATGTCACGAACTTCTTTACCAACAACCATCGTGTTGGGCTTGAAGCCACCCGACTTAAGCTGCATAGTGCGGCGAGCCAAGGTTACGTCCACAATGGGCGTAGCGTTGGTGTAATCCGACCACTGAGTAACTTCAGCCACAGTGTCATCAGAAGCGTTAGCAACACCAGTGAACTCGTTACCCCAGACACCCGTTGCAAAGAACGTCGAAGCAAACTGCTCCTCACGATCAATCAACATACGATTTACCAGAGTGGTTGCACCAGCCGCACGAATGTCCAGCATAGCATCTTCGTTAGCCAAAGTCTGCTCATCGAAGTCCATACCCAGACCATAAACGTCTGCAAAGTACGAGCTGTTCGAGATTGCCATACCGATGCGGTTTACTTCGGTACGAGGAGCAAGTTTCTTTACATCACCCGAGCGGTTCATGTTCGCACGATCATAGATGTAGTACTTGTCCGACTGACGCTGCACACCCACAGTTGGGAACACTTTGTCAGCGATAAAGTTAGTTTGCGATTGCACATAAGCCAGCGTCAGGTTGCTGAGTGGCTGGTCAATATGTACACTGGAGGGGGTCAACATAGGCATAGTAATTATCCTTTATCTATACTTGGAGTTACGCAGGAACAACGTTGCCACCAGAGATCAATTCAATCTCGATGACTTGGTTGACCACAGCAGCTTCTTTGGCGTAACCCATGACCACGTTACCCGAAGCGGCAGTCAGAGCCAGTCCAGCAGCGGTAGTCGTGATAGCAGCACCAGCAGCAATAGTACCGCCAGAGATAACCATTACCGAACCGCTACGGATTACAGTAACAGCAGTGTCAGCAACACCACCGACAAGGCAGACACCGATAGCTTGTTCACCAGCCGAGTTAGCCAAGATGACTTTGCCAGTTGATTCCAAAGTAACAAATTTAAATTGTGCAGCCGAAAGGTCAGCACCAGCGATGAAAGTGCGGTTATCGCGCGATTGCATAACAGCCATAATTATTCCCCTTTATAGGATTTGTTAATAAGAGCTTTACCTTTATCGGTCATAGCTACAGCCGCATAAGCCTTAGCATAGTCACTCTTTTTCATGTTGTTTTCGGACATATAAGCCTTAACCATTGCGTCCATTTCTTCAGAAGCATTGGCAAAAGTACCATCCATAGCCGACTTACCGACTTCATCCATAGCAGCGGCGAAAGCAGCATCAGCAGCCTTGAGTGCCTCTACAATAGCTTTGTCATCAGCAAAAGATTTCAGCAACGATTTGGCAACATTAACATCAAAGTGAGGCAAGGTTTCCCCAGCGCGCTTAGTCAGTTCAATGTCAGCTTTTTCAATCTCGTGTTGCTTCTTAGAAACTTCTGCTTCTTCTAGAGCTTTCAGAACTGGGGCAGGGATTTCAGACTTGGCAATGGAAACACCACCAACTTCAATCATCTCTACAGCAGCCTTCTTTTCAATTACGTCAGCAGAAACAACGTAACCAGCCTCATCCAGACCCTTTTGCAGACGATCAACCTCAGCGGTCAGACGTGCAACATCAGCCTTCATGGCTTCCATCGGGTCGGGCTTTGCTTTTGTTTTAGGCTTTGCCATGTCATAACCGAGAGCCTTCATAGCTTCATCACGACCGCAAGCCTTTTCTTCCATGTAAGCCTTAACTTTGGCTTCCATATCTTCATCCATTTTCTCAAATCCCTCTGAGTTGTCGCGCTTAAAGAGACTTACCATTGCCTGTGCGTTGGCAGGTCTATCCACCAAGGAAAGTTCCTCAAGCTGCAAGTTTTTAAGGAGGTTAGGCAAGTTAAATCTCCTGTTTTTGAGCGCGTCCACCAATGGAAAACGCTGCGAGTTCACCGCTTTTCACACGCTCCCAGACAGAATCATCGAATACTTTGTAAGCAACAACCCATCCTTCGCGGTTAGAGTGGATACCTAGAGCCTCACCAATCTCTTTAGTGATAGGGAGAGAGTGTACAACAACACCAACTTGCTCCCCTGTGTGCATAGCCTTGCCAACTCGCACATGCTCCATAAATTCATTTACGGCCTTGACCAAAGTATCAGCTTCGATCATATCGCCTTGGCGGTCAATAACAGGTTCCCCATCTTCGGTGACCACAGAGGCCCAACCAAAAACCATACGCTGTTCATCATCAACCTTAAGGATTTTACCCTCAATACTAGATTTTGTCATCTCACTCACCGAGGTATCCGCTTCCCACATACGGCAAGACCAGTACTTAGCTGAAGTCTTGTCTGTTGCTGTATCGCAAGAGTGTCTAGCACGGAAGTTTGCACGAGCCTTTGGGTTATCCCTGCGGATTTGCATATTAGGATCACCGAAAGTTACTCTCTTAACTTTGTCACCATCTTGAACGAAGACTTCAAACTTCTTGTTGCCACCTTGAATGCGACGAGGCTTGTTCAGACTTACAGTCTTACCCTGATACTCAGCCTTCTGTACGTCTTCCTTCAGGATTTCCTCAATGACCATCCTGAGCATCTCCATACGCTCGCTGGAAGGGGTCTCTGGATCGTCTTCCTCACCTTCAGCACCATAGTATGCCAAATAAGCCTCATGGCTCTCAGCGGGCATAAAAACGGCCTGTCCATTATATTCAGAAACGTGAGTATATCCACCTAGGCCCATATCATAGCTACGGGCTACAGCTTCCATCTCTGTGGTAAAGATGTCGTTAGCGTATTGTGCTTTAAGTGTAGCGGAAAGATCATCCGAGTTCTTACGGAGAGTGGACAACTTGTGACCTACCATCTGTCCAGTTGGTTTACCTTTATCATCAACAATCTCAATACGGGCAGCAGGTTCTTCTTCTGTACCTGTAATCTTAACTGGGATATTTGGGACTTTACC